ACTCAACACCCGGTCAAGAAACAGATGGTAGAAGTATCATTTTTGATAATTACGAAGTAGCACACTTCCGCCTATTATCAGACATGAATTTCTTACCTTATGGTAGAAGTTACATTGAACCCGCACGTAAACTGTTTAAACAGTACACACTGATGGAAGACGCAATGTTAATCCATAGAATAGTTCGCGCGCCTGAAAAACGCATATTTTACATGAATGTAGGTTCAATCCCTCCTAACGAGGTAGATGCTTTTATGGAGAAGACATTAAGTAAACTTAAACGTACCCCATATATTGATCAAAAAACCGGAGAATACAACCTAAACTACAACATGCAAAACATGTTAGAGGATTATTATATACCTGTAAGAGGTAATGATCAATCAACTAAGATCGATACTGCCAATGGTATGCAGTGGGATGGTATTCAAGATGTTGAGTATTTGAGAGATAAGCTATTTGCTGCTCTTAAAGTACCTAAAGCCTTTATGGGTTATGATGAAAATACAGATGGGAAGGCTACATTAGCAGCCCAAGATATTAGATTTGCTCGTACCATTGAACGTATTCAAAGAATCATGGTATCGGAATTAACCAAAATAGCATTAGTTCATTTGTACACTCAAGGTTATAGAGATGAACAGTTGGCAAATTTCACACTATCATTAACTAACCCCTCAATAATCTACGATCAAGAAAGAGTAGCATTAATGCAGGATAAAATGGATTTAGCTGGAAAGATGACGGATAGTAACCTATTCCCAACGGATTGGATATATGATAATGTTTTCCATTTAAGTGAAGATCAATACGATGAGTTTAGAGATTTAATTAGAGAAGATGCTAAACGTAAATTCCGCCTTACCCAAATAGAATCAGAAGGTAATGACCCCGTAGATACTGGTAAATCTTATGGTACACCCCATGACCTAGCATCACTGTATGGTCAGGGTAGAATGGATTCCGACCCTTCAAATGTACCCACAGGTTATGATGGTGACGAAGAATTAGGTCGCCCCCAAGAAAAAACATCAAATCGAAATACACAAGATAGCAACTTCGGAAAAGATAGATTAGGTGTAGATGGTATGAAAAAGGATTACAATCAAAAAGGTAGTTCTGCCTTATCTCTAGAAAACCTAACAGCTATTAAGCATAAGGGCATGTTAAACCAAATACCATATGGTAAAAAACAATTAGTATTTGAATCAGTTAAAAACGAAAGTACACTCCTTAACGAATCTAATATCAAGGAACAATAATTTTCACATATTTATAAAAAAATAAACATTGATGTATATAAAACATTCCAAATTCAAAAACACAGGCATCCTGTTTGAAGTATTAGTAAAACGTATTACAGCAGACACATTATCAGGTACTAATTCACCTGCTATTGCTATATTGAAAGAATATTTTGTTAATACCGAATTAGGTAAAGAATATAAATTATATGAAACCGTATTTAAGGTTAAGAATATTGCTGAGGGTAAAGCTAATGTTGTCTTAACAACGGTGGTTGAAGCCTCCCAAAAATTAAACCGTACTAGGTTAAGAAAGGAAAAATACAACCTTATCAAAGAGTTAAAAAAGCATTACAATGTTGAAGATTTATTTAAAACTAAACTTTACGATTATAAGGCACAAGCTTCTCTATACACATTATTTGAGATTTATGCTACCGAAAAAGCAACAGACCCTAACCAAATTATTGATAATAAGGTAACACTATTAGAACACCTAACTCAATCTCAAGTTGAGAGGGGAGAAGTTAAAGATGATGTGATTGAAGAATTTAAATCTTATGATAAAGATCTCCGCACACTAACTTATAGAGTTATGTTGGAGAAATTTAATGATAAGTATTCGGATTTAAACCCAAGACAGAAGAATATCTTGAAGGAATTTATTGAATCCGTAGATTCAACACCCCAATTGAGAGAATTTTACAATAGAGAAGTAAAATACATTCAAAATAAATTAACAGTTGAAATGGGGAAAACCTCATCACCAACCGTTAAAATCAAACTACAAGAAGTTTTTAAATTAATCCAAGAATTAGATAAAAGGCAAAGTATTAATAATAATCACCTAGTTGATTTGTTACAATATCACAACCTTTTAGAACAACTTACTATATCAAATGGATAAATTCAAATATAAAATAAGAGAAAACGATAGAAACTTTAAAGTTGGTGATATCGATGTTGGTGATGAAGGTGGGATAAGTTCTACAGTCACGGGTATAGATTCAGACACCGGTACAGTATCCTGGGATGTTGAGTATATTCCAAATTTGGATAAACTGTTGGATGACTCCGAAGAATTATACACAACCTCTAAGGTTGTTTCTGTTAAATCTAAAAATGATTCAAAATTTAAAGATATTTACGCTAAGGCTAAATCATTAAGGAACATAATTAGAACCCATGTTAGAAACAACTACCCTGAGGAATATAAAAAATCAAAAGGTGTAAACGAGTCTAACATAGAGGAAACATCAACAACAGGTGGTGGTGAAGGTTCGGCATCATTTACAGGTGGTACTGGAATGCAGTATACTACACCTAATGCTTTTGGTAAAGGTAAAAAAACTAAAAACACCAAGGGTGGGGCTTATACTAAAAATTATGGGTATAAATTAGTCCCCAACAAAATTAAGGGATCAGGTATAGAAGTAAAATCACTATTCAACGAAAACCAAACCCCACAATCGTTCCAACAAGAGAGGGTAGCCTCATTTGGTGAAATAGAACAACAGCTAAATGAAATTTACAAGATGTTGAGCAATGCCAAAAACGAAACATTAAAATATTACACAGATAACACAACATCCTATGATGTCGTAAAACCAACAGATCTAATTTTAGATTATATTAAAGACATAAAAAAATTATTAACCGGAAAGTAACATGAAACAAAAAACACTACAAGAACAATACAACTTAATTAGAGAGGGGAAAGGTAATAGTGAAATATTTACTAAATCCGCTAAGAGACAATTTCCAAACATGGTTCGCAACGCGGCATCATTGGAAGAAACTATAGCTAGCCTAAAACATGGCCACATAATATCAGAAAACCTTGGAGGTGTAGGAACTCAAAATTCAACATCACCTGACTGGTTTAAGATATTCGATAAAAACATGGATATCATCTCTGAAGAGGAAGCTAAAGCTATAGAGAAGAAAACATCAAAATCCGTAACAGATTTACAATCACCCGATAAGGGGTATGATTATAAAAATGATGAACTACTTAATAATATTGCTGGGGAACAATTTCGCCAGGGGTATTACACCGAACTCACGGATATGGTCAATGCCGATAAATCAAAACAAGAATTAATTGATTTAGTTATTAAAAATATTAATAAAAACCCACAATATTATGTTGAGGAATCTCAATTTGGTGTTAAGGGAGTGGGTTATAGTAAAAACCAACCAGGACTAACACCCACAGAAGTTAAAAATCCAGGCACAGGTGGTGGTTACGGTGAAGCTACCAAAAAAGAATTCCCCAAAGGGGATGTAGGAACAGGTTATTTAGAAATGAAAGAATCAAAAATGGTATCGTTGAAACAATTAAAAGAGGGCCTCCCATTAGGTGAGAAAGCCCCAGTAAAGAAGAAAGCTAAAAAAACAAAAAAAGAAACAACTGATTCAAAGTTAGCTAAAATCGAAAGTGATGGTAAAATAGCAACCCTAGAAATGCAGATAGATGCTTTAGACGAAATAATCTCAAGTAAATCCGAAAGACTTTCAATGGTTTCTGAAGATGAAAATTTAGCAGAACTTGTAGATAAGAAAAAAATCAAAGAGATACAAAAAGAAATTAAAGTACTAGAAAAAAGAAAATCTGGTATGGAGAAGTTGTATGAAAAAATATGTGGTTCACCATACACTAAAAAAGAAATGGTGGGTGAGGTAGTAAGTGAAAATGACTCCGAAACTCCGGATGAAAAAACCCTAACATCTATGAAGGATGAATTAGAATCATATGTTAATAAAGTTGGGAACGCCACTGAAGCCGTAACAATGTATATAGAAAACTTCCCAGAAGATTCTAAATACAAAACCTCACTTGACAAATTAGCAGACCCACTATTTTAATATAAAAACAATGAATAATAAACTACTTATAGAAACACAGCTTTTTAAAGCAAACCCGTTATCACTTACAGAAGGTAAAGTTTCTGGTAGGGGTAACCCTATTGTGGAAGGTATTCTAGCAACAGCCGAAATAAAAAATGGTAATGGTAGGTATTATTCTAAAGAGTTGTGGGATCGAGAAATTGGCAAATATAATGTTCTTGTTCAAGAAAATAGAGCAATGGGTGAATTAGATCACCCAGACTCCACGGTGATAAATTTAAAAAACGTATCTCACAACATTAATGAGTTATGGTGGGACGGTGACCATGTAATGGGGAAAATAGAAATATTACCAACCCCATCAGGTAACATATTAAAAGCCTTAATTGAATCCAACATCACCGTAGGTGTTTCATCTCGTGGTATGGGTTCACTACAAGAAACAGACGGTGTGTTAGAAGTACAAGATGATTTTGAACTATTATGTTGGGATTTTGTTTCAACACCTTCAAACCCCGGATCCTATATGGGGTTAGTAAAAGAAGGATTAGATACCACCAACCAAGACAACTACAACCAAGTAAATAAAATAATTTCAGAAATACTTTGCTCAAACGGGCAGTGTTCTATTTTATAACATATTTCCAACGGACGCTACCGGCGGACTTCAAACATTAAGCGCTCTTCTTGAGCGCTTTTTGCGTTCTCACACTCCCCGACATATGTATCACTGTAAATATGCCATTTTCAATATGGTATCTATATTTTATAATATAACCCCCCATTACGTTTCTTAAATAAACGTAGTTCCCAAAACAAATTTTAGGAAAATGAATAGAGAATTTTTAAAAGAAGCTATAGCTGACGCTAAAACAATGAAAGAATCAGCAATAGCAAACGCAAAAGTCGCACTTGAGGAAGCATTTTCACCTCAACTACATGCTATGTTCGCTAGTAAAATAGAAGAAATGGAAGTAGAAGAAGAAGAAGAAGAAAAAGTTGAAATTAAAGAAATGGATGATATCGAAGATGATGAAGACATGGATTTAGATGAAATTTTAGCAGAACTTGAAAACGATTTAGACAACTCAACAGTTAAAGAAACACTTAAAGAAGAAGAATCTGATGAAGATGCTGAAGAAGAAGGTTATTTAGATGGTGAGGAAGATGAAGAAGTAGATATTGACGAGGAAGATGAAGACATCGACCTTGAAGACATGTCAGAAGATGATCTAAAAGTTTTTATCGAAGATGTAATATCAGATATGGTTACAGCTGGTGAATTAGAAGCAGGAGAAGAAATGGAAGTTGAAGACGAAGACGAAGTCGAAGTTGAAGATGACATGGATATCGAAGTTGAAGATGAAGAAGTAATAACTATTGATGAAGATGCTCGTACAGATGCTGAAGAAGAAGGATACAAAGATGGTGAAGCCGATGAGAAAGAAGATTTAAAGAAAGATTTAGAAGAAGCAATTAGAACAGTTTCAACCTTAAAATCTGAACTTAATGAAATTAACTTACTTAACGCTAAATTGCTTTATGTAAATAAAATCTTTAAAGCTAAAAACTTGAACGAGTCTCAAAAAACAAAAGTATTAGGTGCATTCGATAAAGCGTCTACAGTTTCAGAAGTAAAAATAGTATTTAATACTATTAGTGAAAATTATACTTTCAAAAAGAAAACAATAAAAGAAGGTATTACTGGATCAGCTTCAAAAGCAACATTTGTTCCTAAAGAGGTAAAGAAACCAATTATGGAATCAGATGAAATGGTTAAAAGATTTAAAAAATTAGCCGGAATAATTTAATTACAAACAAAAACAAAAACAAAAACAATGTCACAATTACAATCCTTATTGGAAAGTGCTAACCCTTATAAATCACTACAAAGTGATTCAGCAAGATTAGCCAACAAATGGAACAGAACAGGTTTATTAGAAGGAATCGAAAACGAGTCTGATAAAAATAGCATGTCAATGATCCTAGAAAACCAAGCTAAGCAATTAGTTATGGAAGAGTCAAACACCGGTGGTGGTGCAGGTTCAGGAAATTTCACACCAGGTACTGGTGCGCAATGGGCTGGAGTAGCTTTACCATTAGTAAGAAAAGTATTTGGTCAAATCGCAGCAAAAGAATTTGTTTCGGTTCAACCAATGAACTTACCTTCAGGTTTAGTATTTTATTTAGATTTCCAATATGGAACAAATAAATCACCATTCTCAAAAGGTAAATCTGTATATGGTAACGAAGATCCTGCTGGAACATTTGGTAACACAAACGAAGGTGGTCTTTATGGTGCTGGTAGATTCGCTTACTCAATCAATGATACGTCATCAGCAGAACTTGCTGTTGAAGGTGCTGTTGCTACTTGGGCAGATCTTAACTTTGATTCTAACTACTCAGCGTCTTACGGTGATTACACATTAGTTACAGTTCCAACAACTTCATTAGCATATTTAGATAAAACAGCAGTTAGAGCATTTCAATTCTCTTCATCAGCTGCGGGTGAGCCAGGTGCTCAAGTATCAGCATTTACTAAGGTGGTAGGTACTAACGTTCAATTTACACTATTAACATCAGCAGTACCTGCAGATTTAGCTACAGTAAAAGTAAACGTTGATTATACTTTACAAACTTTAGATAATAAAAGAGGTGATTTCGAAGAAGGAAACACTAGCTTAAATGGTGATAACACGGCAATTACAATCCCTGAAGTAAATGTTCAGATGAGAAGTGAAGCTATTGTTGCTAAAACACGTAAATTGAAAGCAGTTTGGACTCCTGAATTTGCTCAAGATTTAAATGCTTACCATTCGTTAGATGCTGAAGCAGAATTAACTTCAATTATGAGTGAGTATATCTCATTAGAGATTGATTTAGAAATTCTTGAAATGTTAATTGATTCTGCAGCAGCAGGAACTGAATATTGGTCAGCTATTAATAACAACCAAATCAATGCTACGGCAACAGGATTTGATACTACAGCTGGTTTTTATAACACACAAGGTCAATGGTTCCAAACTTTAGGAACTAAGATGCAAAAATTAAGTAACATCATCCACCAGAAAACTCTTAGAGGTGGTGCTAACTTCTTAGTATGTTCTCCAACAGTAGCTACTATTTTGGAATCAATCCCAGGATACGCTAGTAACTCAGACGGTGATGTATCTAAAGCTTCTTACGCGTTTGGTGTTCAGAAAGCAGGTGCTATCAACTCTAGATATACGGTTTACAAAAACCCTTATATGACTGAAAACACAATCCTAATGGGATTTAGAGGTGGTCAGTTCTTAGAAGCAGGTGCTGTATTCGCTCCATACATTCCATTAATTATGACTCCAATGGTGTA